GACTTGCTGGTGTCGAGCTGGGAGAGGGACGACCCGGCGGGGGCGTTCCACTGCACACCCGGCCCGCCGTCCAGGCGGGGCGCGCCGGCGCCGATCACCACGGTCGGGGACGGCGCGGACAGCTCGGAGGAGATGGACAGGTCCGTGTCGGCGCCCATCAGGTCATCCAGGATCATCGCGACCCGCATCAGGGTGGAGCGCCCGAAGTGCCGCCCGCCCGGCTCGTCGTTGGGGACGTGCACGACGGGCATGAAGTCCACACCCAGGTCGGTGGGCTCCTGGACGACCGTGACCGCGGCCGCATCAGCCGGCAGGTTGTAGATCGTCCACCCCTGCTGGAGGCGGTCGGTGCGGATCGAGATGACGTCCATCACGCACGTCCACGCCCTGGTCCCACCCCACGGGGCCTTCACAGGCACGGGCAGCTTGGCCATCCGCCAGGTGGTGCGGCGCAGGGTCGTGGCCCCGTCGGCCGCGGCGGTCTCCCAGGCCAGGTGCACGACGGGCGGGAAGTCGTCGTCGTCCCAGTCCGCGTACTCCGCCCGCTCGGCGGCCAGGAGGTCGGGGAAGTAGAACCCCGGGTCGTACACCCGCAGCTTGGGCCGGCCCGCACGGGGGGACCAGCCCAGGACGTACACGCCGTCGCCGTCGGTGATCGTGTCGGCCTCACCGGTCAGGAGCTTCCCGGTGAGCTTCTCCCGGGCCGCCCAGTCGGTCAGCCAGTCCCGGACCGCGGCGACAGCCGGCGACTCGACGTCGGGGCCGGGTGTGCCATCGGTGCCGGTGCTGGTGGTCGGGTTGGGGTCGACCACCACGATGGTCTGGTCCTCACCCAACACCAGGGCCCGGGCCGCGTCGACGACCAGCCCGGCGTGCCCATACTCGCGGATCTTTGACGCATCACTGGGCTCCGAGCTGGACGGCAGGTTGCCGAACGAGTCGAGCTCCAGGCCGGCGCCGGGGGCCCACATCCGCTCCGGCAGGTAGTAGCGGCGCACGTTGTCGGCGTACGCGGACAGGATCCGGTAGGCGGTCAGGCGGCGCGCGTCGGGGTCGTCGATCCAGGATGCGACCAGCAGGGGCCGGCCGTGTCCGGAGTCGTGGCCGTCGGGCAGGGCGTCGATGTGTGAGAGGGGTGACCACTGGTCGTGCAGGAACGTACGCAACAGGGGCCTCCGGCCTCGACTGTGGCGTGTGGCACGCCACAGGGGTCACGGTAGCGGGCTACCCAGTAGCAGGCGGTCGGGCACGCGGGACTCTCGAAGTCGACCTTCAGCCGGTACCGTGACCGAAAATCTCGGGACAGAATGTCTGCCATCTCGCGATTGCCATGTCAATGACGCCGGGGGCCGCGCCGAACTCCAGTTCGCCCCCGAGCAATCGAACGCAGTTCTGGAGTTGCTTTTCGGCCACGCCTGCGCGGATCAGACGCGCCTCCACCCGGGCGTTGTGCGCAGCCTCAACGACCGGCCCACCGAGAGCTAACGCGCGTTCATTCAGTGCCTTGATCCGCACCTCGGGGTGCATGTCATCGAAGACCTTCTGGTAATACCGGCGGGCGAGGAACTGGTCAACCTTGGAGGGCAGGTTCGTGAGAAATCGGCGCGCGCCGAGCAGTGTCTGGGCTAGAGCCAGTGCCCTGTCCAAGTCCGCGTTCGTGCCGACGACCCTTATGCCATTCGTGCGTCGGATCATCATTTGTTCTCCCTATGTGCGGTGGGTCCCGGGTGTCCGGGTGCTGCAAGGTTTGGTTACCGGCGTCTGCCGGCTCCGCGGCGCCGGGCGGCCTGCGACTGCGCGGCCGCACCCACCCCAGCATCAGCGTGCGCCGGCAGGAACAGGGCGGTCAGGGCGTGCACCACGGCGTCGATGCGGTCCGGGCTGTCGCCCACACCGGTCCAGGACGTCATCTGGGCCTCCAAGGCGGCGAGGCGGTCGGTGCCGTCCGCGGCGTGCCTGACCCGCCCCACCTCGTACAAGGCCGCCACGGACTCGGCGCGGACCCGTTTGGACCTGCTGGCGTGGACCCGGGTCACCGGGGGGGCGATCATCGGCGACCAGGAGGGGTGCAGCTTCTGGTAGGCGGCCACCGCGGACGGCCAGGACGTCTGAAGCACGGTCAGGACCATCTCGCCGCCCTGGTTGTCCTCGACGACCACCCCGGTCCCGGACCAGTCAAAGACCGCGTGCCAGACCGCGACCCCCCACTGCAGCGGCGTCCCCCGCAGGGACCGGTCGTCAACGACCCACCCGCCGCCTTCGGTGTCCATCGCGGTGACCACGATCCCGGTCTCGTCGGAGGTGGACTTGGATGTGGTGGCGGGGTCGACGCCGACCAGGACCCGCGCCCACCGGTGCATCGCGTCCCCGGTGCGGCCCCGGTTGTTCTCGATCCACGACTCCTGCCAGACGAGGCCCTCCGCCGGGGTCGGCCGCTGCTGGTACAGGGCAGCCCACGTCCGACCAGGCGCCCCGGCCTTGATCGCCAGCCACTGCTCCTTGGACCTTCGCCGGGCAGAGGCCATGAACTCGCCCTGCTGGCGGCCCAGCGGGTCGTCGGCCGGGTCCAGAGCTTCGGCCTGGGCCGGGATGGAGATGACCTTCCACCGGTGCCCGTCCTCGGCGGCGAGGAGCCACCCGGTCAGGTCCTCTGGGTGCCAACGGGTGTTCACCAGGATGACTGGTGTCCCGGCCAGGCGGGTGGCCCCGGTGTCGGTCCACCAGTCGATGAGGTTGCCGCGGATCGTTGGGGAGTCCGCGTCCGCGCGGTCTTTGAGGGGGTCGTCGATGATCAGTGCCCCGTCCACCGGCCTGCCCGTGAGTGCCCCACCGACGCCGGCGGTGTACACCCCGCCCTCATGCCCGCCCAGGCCCCATTCGTGCTGGGCGGACAGGTCGTCGCGGATGCGCAGGGACAGGGTCTTGCCGTGCACGGTGATCAGGTCCCGCACTGCCCGGCCCCACCGGCGGGCCACGTTGCTCTCGTAGGACACGATCCCGATCCGCGCGTCGGGGTTACGGGCCAGCAGCCACAGCGGGAACCACTTTGAGCACAGCGTTGACTTGCCCTCCTGCGGGCTCATGCAGATGATCAGCCGGCTGTCAGGGGTATCCGCGGCTTCGACCAGGGCTGCGTTGATCAAGTCCAGGGCGGGGGTGCGCACGGTGCGCGGATCGAGGTGTGCGGCGAGGTCGAGCGGGGTTGGGTAGGTCGCCCGCCAGGTGGGATCGAACATGCGGGCCGCAGCTTCGAGGAACCCGACGCTCAGGACGCACCACCGCCGGCGATCGCGCGCAGGTGCCTTGGGACGATCTCAGCGACCATGGATCTTTGCTTGACGGAGAGCCCGAGGTCCTCGAGGATCCGGCGGATCGCCTCAGCGACTAGGGCGCCCTGGGTCTCAGCGAGCTGCACCCGTCGCTCTTCGATCCCGGCCCGCAGAGCTTCGGAGCAGACGCGGACCAGGTGGGCGCGTTCGCGGGTGTACAGCTCGTACCAGATGGAGGGTGCGGCTTTCTGGGTGGTGGTGGTGCCCCAGTCGTCGGGGGTTTTCCGCACCCGCCCCGTGTCGTCGCCGGTGACTTCGGCGTCCCAGTTGTCGACCCGGTCCAGGCCCTCCTTGACCCTGCGCTCGGTGACGCCCCACGCCAGGTCGGTCGGGGACAGCTCACGAACCTGCCCCAGCAACCATTTGACGTGCCCGGCGGTGGCGGCGACCTCACCCAACAGGGCGTCGGTCGGGGAGATGTCGATCGGCAAACCCAACGTCACGACGGCTTTGGCGGCGGCTTCTTCGGCGATGCGTTCGGCGGCTTTGCGTTTGGTCGTCGACGCGGCCCCGCCGTGCTTCTGGCACACGAACCCGCCCCGGATGTGCCACCGCCCACACGGCAGGCCCCGCTGGTTGTGGGCGACGCATTTGCGGGGGTCGTGGGTCAGGTCGCAGGTCGTGCACGTCCCGTCGGGGCGGAGTTTCGCGCGTGGGCGCCTAGCCCTGGCCATCAGGGCTGCACCCGGTAGTGGACCTCGACGTCGTAGCGCCACGGAGCGGACCGGTCGTCCTTGAGCGCGTCGACGCGCACGACGTCGCGGTGCAGCTGCTCGATGGGGCGGCGCAGCATGGCGGTGGCCAGGTCGTCGGCGTGCTCGATCGCGTCGGCCTTGGACTTCCCGGAGTAGGTCTTGACGACCAGGTAGGGTCCAGGCGGCAGGTTGCGGCTGGGCGTGCCTGGGACGTACAGGACCTCAGCCATGGTGGGGTGGTCCGGCACGGTTCAGCGAGCACGGGCACACGGTCGGGGCGTCGGCGTCATTGTCCCACGCCTCCCCGGTGCAGTTGGTGTGCTTGCCCTGCTCGCAGTCGGGGCACGACCTGACGGTCATCAGGTGTTTGGCGGCCCGGACGACCTCGGCGAACGCAGCTTGGGCCTCGGTGTCCATGGGTTTGTCGCCGAGGACCCGGATGACCTCTCCGTCGACCTCAACGGGCCGGCACGTGCTGGGCCCGCCGGTGGTCTGCGTCCCGGGGGTGTTCTTCCGCTCGCTTGTGAGGTGCCAGCCCCAGCAATGGGGGCACTTGTACGGGCGGCGCTCACGGTGAGGCTCAGAGCGGTGGAAGTGGCCCCTGTTGTTCGAGATGACGATGCCAACCAGGGCCGTTTTCGCGGCCTTCTCGGTCGGGTAGGTGACCTTCACGCACGCGCTCACGACGTGACCTGTGACGGGGTTGGGTACTCATCCCAGGTGCGCCCATCGAGGGTCCGCCCGTTGGCCTTCGGTGTCCGGCCACCCCACTGCTTGAACAGGAACGGGATACCGGCCGTTGCGCACTGGTCGCGGATGCTGCGCACCCAACCGGACTCCATCGGGCGAGCGTGCGAACCGGACTCACCACCGGCGATAACCCAGTCGATTGCGCGCCAACATCCGATGTCGAGATGTGAGTACCGGACATGGTCGCAGGGTTCAGTGAAGCCGAGGTCGATCGGGCCGAGGAGAGGCTCGCAGGACAAGAACCGGACGGCGGCCGGGGTGCCGAGCAGAGCCGGGATGCGTAGATCAGCGGTGCCCTGGTCCTCAGCACTGACGCCGAGCCAAAGGTTCGGCAGCGGCCACGGGGCCCAAGGCTCCGCGACCTCACGTCCGGTCGGATCCTCGACGGTGTACAGCGCCTCGGCGAACAGGTCCGCGAAGGCATCCGAGGTCAGTAGCGACCGCATCCGCCCGTGACGCTTCGTGAGCAGCTGGAAAGTGTGCTGCGGTGCGAGCGCCATGACGGCGAAGACGCGGGCTATGAACTCGTCGGGCACGTCCTTGTGGAACAGGTCGGACAGGCTGTTGACGAAGATGCGGCGTGGTTTGCGCCACCGCAACGGTTGGGTCAGGAAACGGTCAGAGCGAAGGTTGACGATGTCGAACGTCGTGGGGAACGCCGGAGATGTGCCGGCGAAGCGGTTGACCAGGGTCTCGGCGTAGCAGTGGTCGCATCCGGCGCTGACCTTGGTGCATCCGACGGTCGGATTCCATGTTGCGTCTGTCCACTCGATTCCGCTCTTGTCGCTCATGACGCGCACGCTGCGCAGATGTAGTCCCCGGCGTCGGTGCGGGCGATCGGGTCACCCTCGGCTATGTCCTTCTCGCACCCGTCGCATTCGGAGTCGAACCGGGCCGGGAAGCGGGCTGTGATGACGTAGTCGCGAGTCTCCAACCGCTCAGGTTTGGGTGCGTGGACCCGGCAGGCGCACTGGTCGACGGGCAGGTCGGACAGTTCGCAGCGCTCGCTCATGGGGTCGGCTCCAACGCGGCGCGGATGGCCATGGCGCAGTCGTCCCGCGCATCAGCACGGTCGTCACGGTCATCGCCTGTCGCGTCACGCATCATGAAGTCGTCAGTCCACGTCTTGGCCAGCGCCTCGATGCGATTGAGTGCAGTGAGCGCCGCGTCCCGTTCGGCGGTCAGCCGCTCAATGACGGCGCTACCCAACGCGAGGCAGTCGGTGGCCTTGATCCTCGCCGCATCCCGCTCGGCCGTGACAGCGACCAACGCCCGCGTCTGGGCCACGAAACTGTCGATCGCGTCGCCGTGCTCGTGGCCCCGCTCAGACGTGAGGAACCTGTCGCTGTCGTCTGAGTCCGCCAGAGCCCGCTCCTCTAGGGTGCTCACGACGAGGTTCGTCACGTCATCACCCCCTGGCAGTAGCGGCGACCAACGTCAGGGGTCCACGTCTTCTCGCACTTGAAACAGCACAGACCCTCAACGGTTAGCAGGTTCTCCCGGTCCAGCAGGAGCTGCCCCTTCGGGTTCATGGACACGGTGGGGTCAGCGATGACGTACACGGCGATGATGGTCCACAGGTGTTTGCCGCGGCCAGGGTCGGTCAGGTCGCTGTGGAGCTTGTCTGCGGCTTCCTGTTTGATGCCGGGCTCAGGTCTGAGACGGAGCTCGTAGCCGCTCACCATTCGCCCTTGCGGATCGAGTCCGCGCGGTCCTGCGCGTCAGCTTGGACCGCTTCCAGGGCCTGCTCAGCGCAAAGGTCGCCGTCGCAGTCGGGGTTGTCACACTCGTGTGGGTCCGGGGGCTGGAGCCACTGGTCGAAGGTCATGACCTTCCTTTCCGAAAGCGCGGGCCGTCGGGCAACGGTGGGGGCGCGGTGGTCCCAGATGCCTGGGTGCTGATCCTGAGTGTCGCACAAGGTGTCACCTGTGGTACGCGACATGCGACAACCGACCTGGCGGGTTTTCACGGGACGGCGGTCAGGTACGCGACCAGGCCCGGGTTGTCCCGCAGCACCAGGACGATCGGCGACTCGAGCATTGAGACGACGGCTTCCTCCCTGGCGTCCTTCTTCTTGCCGAGGCCGCGCCAGTCGGGGGAGCCCATGACGGCCGTGCACAGGGCGTGCATGACCTCGTGCCAGAGGGTCACGCGTTGCACGTCGGGTGTTGCTTCGGGGTTGATGTAGATCGTGGCCTCGATGTTCAGGGTGTGGCCGTAGTCGCCTTTGGTCTGGACCTTGTGCTCGACGCGCACCCAGTCGTCGGGGTCGGTGGTGACCCGGTAGGTCACTGGACCGACACGGACCGCGGTCGGCATGGGCACGGGCGGCTCGACCGGCACCGGCGGGTACGTGGCGAACACGAAGCCGCGCTCGTCGGCGTGTGGGGTGGGTGTTTCGCTCATCAGGTGGGGCCTTTCAGCAGCAGGGGTGGGTGGTCTGGCCGGGGTCACACAGGGGGTCCATGACCAGCCCGCACGACCCGCACCGCGGGCGCGCGTCCGTCACGGCGGCCAAGGTGCGTTTCTTCGTGCACGTGTCCAGGTGGCAAGTCCAGGCGTCGTCGTCCTCGATCGGCAGCCCCGAGGGTGGGACTTTGTGCGCGATCCCGGCGAGCAGCCGGATATTGCCGACGATGCTGGGCTCCTTGTCCAGTGGGATGGCCACGTCGTTGACCGACTTGGCCCAGATCACCGGCCGCGAACACTCTCGGCAGACGCTCATCGGCGGCGGCGGGGGTCGGCGATGACGTCGAGGAGGTCGGCCCAGGCCAGCCGCAGGTCCCCGCACCGGGCCAGATCCTCGTCGCGGATTCCGGCTTGCTGGCCGGCGTAGCGGTCGGCGTCGACCTCCTCGCGCAGCTCGTCGGCCCGGTCCTGGAGGAGCAGCGGGATGAACGCGATCGCCTCGAGCAGTTTCACGGCAGCAACCCGGGCAGGACCGTGTCGTCGTTGGTGCCCAGGTAGTCGTCGACGTCGCCGGCCAGCGCGGTCCACAGGGTGGACTGGTCGGCGTCGATGTCAGCCCACTCGACCGCTTGGTCGCGGAAGTACTCGGCGAGCTGCACCAGGGTCATCACGGCGGGCTCACCCCTTCCCAGATGAGCAAGCAGCATCCGAACGGGGGGCGCTCGTGGGGCCCGACATCGAGTTGGCCTGGCCTGATGAAGCGCATCCGGCCGGGGAGGAACTCGACGCAGAAGTCGGATCCGGGGCGGTCACGGTGGGGTTCGACCTGCCGTTGCCACCACTTCTGCTCGGTGCGGGTGGCCGGGAGCAGCATGACGATGCCGCGCGTCCCGGGCGCTTCAACCCATGCCTTGCGGACCCACGGCTCGATCGCGGAGTAGGGCGGGTTGCACCAGACATGCTCGCCGGCCCATGACTGCCGGAGCCCATCCGTCGCTCGGTCGAAGAACCGCTCGCACTTCGTGTTGTGCGCCGCTGCGGCGACGTCGAGCGTGAACTCACCGAATCGCTCGGCGTAGGTCTCGAAGTGCCTCGGGTGGGTTGCATAGTCGTCAACGTCGCGCGTTGGCTCTGAGGACAGGGTCTGTTGCGGGTGGTTCTGCGCCTTGAACCCGAGGAGATTCACGGCGGGCTCACCCCGTTGGCGCGGCGCCTTCGGGCCCGAGCACTGGGGAAGGGGATCACACCATTGAGCGCGCCCTTACGGGCCGCCCTGGCCTGTACAGCGGCGGGACACACCACGACGTGGGCCACGGTGCGCCACTCGTTGCCGTCCGGGACCTCGCCGTCTTTGAGGACGCGGGCGAACACGCCACCGGCGCCGGTCCGGTAGGCGGCGACGTTCGCGGTGGTGTCACCGTCCTGGCGGCGGGTTGGTTCGATGGGCATGAGGGCGCCTTTGGGGGTGCGTGCCCACAGGAACGAGCCGCCGCAGTCCCGGCACGTCCCGTGACTCACCGGGTGTCCAGCGCGGCGCGGATGTCGGCCTCACGAACACCACGGACAGCCCACAGCGCCCCGTCACGGTCGCCGAGCAGCGCCCGGACCCGCTCGATCGTGGCGTTGGCTTCGGCTAGGGCTGTGTCGTTGGCCGGTCCGTAGACGGTCGCCATCGCGATCGTGACCCCAGGAGTGGGCACCGTGATCGCGATGCCGAATGGGTAGCGGTCGGCGTCGTCAAGGTCGGCTTCGGCGCGCTCCTGAGCGGTGCTCATGCCTGCACCGCGGACGGGTCGATCATCGCGACCAGCAGGCTCAGGCCGCTGGCCCGCTGCGTTGCGGCGAGGTCGCGGACCTGTGCGCTGATGGCCAGGGGGTGGTCGCGGTAGTACTGGCGGGCGGCCTTGTACGCGGCATCACGCTGCGCCCAGTAGCCGCCCCCAGCGGCAGCGGCAACGGCAACGGCAACGGCAGCGGCAGCGGCATCGGCATCGGCATCGGCATCGGCATCGGCAGCGGCATCGGCATCGGCAGCGGCAACGGCAACGGCAACGGCAACGGCAGCGGCAGCGGCATCGGCATCGGCATCGGCAACGGCATCGGCAACGGCAGCGGCATCGGCAACGGCAGCGGCAGCGGCAGCGGCAGCGGCATCGGCAACGGCAGCGGCATCGGCAACGGCAGCGGCAGCGGCAACGGCATCGGCAACGGCATCGGCAACGGGCCGGTTGGCCAGGGCTTCGCGGACCTTGGCCCGCAGCGACTCCAGCGACGCGTTGCGCTTGTCCCAGGCCTGGTCGGAGACCTTGTACAGGGCCGTGCGGACCTGCGCGTCGGTGCCAGCTGACACGGCGCTCAAGGCCGGGATCTGGTCGTCCATCCCAGCCAGGTGCAGCCACGCCGGGAGGAGGTCGGTCAGCAACACCTGGCGGGCCAGGGCTTTGCGTGCGCCGTCCTGGCCGTCACTGTCGGTGTGGCTGATCCGGGCGGCATACGGCAGCAGGGCGTGGTCTCCGTCGTCCCAGCGGTCAGCGAGGCGGGCCCAGTAGCCGGCCAGCACCGGGGAGATCCGCGACGACATGGGCGCCCCGGTGGCGTCGACCTCGTGCAACACCTTGACCTGCTTGACCTTGGCTTTGTCGCCGAGCGGGATCAGTTCGGCGACGTCGACGCTGACGGCGACGAACTTAGTGGCGTTGGTGTGGTAGGCGCGCGCCCGCCAAGGGGTCGCGCCCAGGTGCAGGCCGTGACCGCATTCGCGGGTCGGCTGGTAGTCGTCGGCGGTGACCGTGGTCCCTGGTGCGTAGGTCCAACGGGTCCCGCGGCTCGCCTGCCAGTTGTTGTTGACGGCTTTGAACAGGGTCGCGTGCCCGGTGGGGTCGATGACGATGCCGTGGTGGGTGAGCCAGGTGGTGGCGTCGCAGGTGTCAAGGTCGGGGGTCGTGGTGGTGGTGGTCATGGGGTTCTCCTGGGCTGGTTGTGGGCGGGGTTGGTGCAGGTGGTGACGATTAGGCCGGGTTCGGACAGCTGGGTGAGGATCACGCCGCAGAGAAGGTCAATGGGCCGCCACACGCCGGCGTCAACACCAGCGATCGCCAAGTCGGTCAGCCACTCGTCCTGCGCGGGGGTGACGCGGCCGGTCATCGACTTGAGCTCCCGGATCAGGAGCCGCCTGTCACGGACCAGAACCAGGTCAGGCCAGCCCGGCTCGGAGCGGTCAGAGCGGTGCGTGTGGTACGTACGCCAGCCCAGGGTCACGGCGATCTCGCGGATGGTGGCCAGGAGCTCGTCCTCGGACATCGCCCGGGCTTGCGCGGCCCGGTAGTCGGAGGTGGTGATCGTGGACCTCATGGCTTGGCCTCGATGAACGGGGCCACCC